TCAACTTGGGGCTTTAGCGCATGGGGTAATGGACAAACAAATACTCTTGTAATGAGTATGTTAGAAAACTTCTCTGGTGTAGATCCAGCTCCAGATGCACAAGTTACAGGTAATGTTATGGCTGCAGCCTTAGCTGCTGGTGATACATTTGATATTACAGGAGATGCAAACATAGCTCCTTTAGCCGCTATGGGCTGGAGTGATGGTACATGGGGCGAGTCTAGATGGGGTAATGGTTTATATAGACCAGACACAGACGATATTTTCCCATTAACTGCAGCTCTTGGAACAGCTACTTTAGATGCCGTTACAAACCCTACAATTACGGGTCTAGGAGTACAGCAAGTTAGAGTTGGAAACGTTACAGTTATAGGTGAAGGTAATGTAATTCCTACTGGAAATAACTTGACAATGGGACAAGGTACAGGTACAAATGTACTGATTTGGAATGCAGTCGATACAGGTTCAGCGCCAACGACACCTCCAGGATGGCAGGAAGTTCCTACAAATGCTGCTTAAAATTAGTGTTTGACACTATATAAAATAATTTATAATATAATTAAGAATTGGAGATAAAAAATGGCGAACTCTACATCGGCAAACCTTAAACTTACAGTCCAAGCAACTGGGGAAAACTCGGGAACTTGGGGACAGATAACTAACACAAACTTATTAATTCTAGAACAAGCGATTGGTGGATTTCAATCAGTTGCAATTACTTCTGGAGCAACTTTAACTTTTTCTAACGGTGCATTATCAAATGGTAAAAATGCAGTTCTAAAATTAGTTGGAACAATCGGAGGAGCAGTTAACGTAACTATCCCTGATTCAATTGAAAAAACTTTTATAGTTGATAACGCAACTACTGGTGCTTACACAGTAACGTTCAAAACTACTTCAGGATCTGGAGTAACTTGGGCAGCAGCTGACAAAGGCACTAAGATGGTTTATTCAGATGGAACAAATGTTGTTGATACAGCATTCACAGATTTATCATCTGACTTCTCACCACAACTTTCAGCAGACCTAGACGCAAATGGTAAAAACATTACTATTGATACCGCTACAGGTTTCATTGACGAAAACGGTAATGAACAACTTAAATTTGTAACTACTGGATCTGCAGTTAACGAATTTCAGCTCACAAACGCAGCAACTGGTAATGCTCCTGCAATTGCAGTAACAGGTGGCGACACTAACATCGACATGAATATTACACCAAAAGGAGTTGGTAGAGCAACTTTCAATGGTCAAGGTAAAATTCAAAGTGTTGCAGAAAAAGTTACTACAGCAGCTATAGCCGCTACAGGAACAATCAACTACGATGTACTTACTCAGGCGGTGTTAAACTACACTACTGACGCTGCAGCTAACTACACATTAAACATTAGAGGTGATGGATCAAACTCTTTAGATTCAATCATGGACACAGGCGAATCAATTACTATAGCCCACATTGTAAAACAAGGTAGTACACCTTATTACAATAACGCAGTTCAAGTTGATGGCTCATCTGTAACACCAGAATGGCAAGGTGGAGCAGCTCCATCTGCAGGTAACGCTAGTTCATTAGATGTTTATTCATACACAGTTATTAAAACTGGTTCAGCGACGTTTACAGTTTTAGCGTCTCAAACACAGTTTGCGTAATAAATTAGGAGGAGAAAGATTATGCCACTACTAGGAACATTCGGAGCAGGGTCAGGAAAAGCTTACGGACTAACGTCTGGAGTAAAAGCCGATCCAATCACTTTTGACTATTTAGTCGTAGGTGGGGGTGGAAGTAGTAGTCCCGGCTGTCCTAACAACGCCAGAGGTGGCGGAGGAGGTGGTGGAATGCTATCTTCTTACGGCACACCTTGTGCAGCAATTACATTAGATGCAGGTAATCACTGTATTGTAGTAGGTGCTGGTGGACCAAATGCGGATAGTACATTCGCAACTGTCACTGTTTGTGGTGGTGGACACGCTCAAGGAATTGGAGTAGGCGCTGACGGAGGCTCAGGCGGCGGAGGCGGCTCTTGGAATGGATCTGGAGGATTTACTCCAGGTGGATCTGGTGTTCCCGGTCAAGGAAACCCAGGTGGCGGTGGAGTTGGACCAGGTTTACAGTGTAGAGTTGCCGGAGGCGGTGGCGGAGCACAAAGTAGTGGATCCAATTACCAAGGAAATTCAGGAGGCCCTGGAGGAGCTGGAAGAGCAAATTCTATAACTGGATCACCAGTTACATACGCCGGAGGCGGCGGAGGTGGACAAGGTGGTTCTGGATCCGGAGGATCTGGAGGATCAGGCGGTGGAGCAAATGGAGGACAAACTAACCCTGGCACAGATGGACTCGGCGGCGGAGGCGGCGGAGGCGGTCACGGATCTGGAGGATCATCAGGAGGTGACGGTATTGTTATATTAAGATTCCCTGGATGTGGATGTGTAACTGTAAGTCCTAGTTGTAATACAGTAGCAACTTTAGGACCTGGAGATAAATTAGCTACATTTAACGTTAGTGGAACTTTAAGTTTTTAAATACTGCTTTAAATTAAAGCAAGAAAGAATATAAGTAAGAATGATAATAGGTGATCACTATTGGTATTTTGAATCAGCAATCCCTGAAAAAATTTGTGATGATATTATAAAACATTGTTCTACAATGAAAGATACGTTAGGTATAGTAGGTAATAAAAAAAGAAAAGGACCGCTTTCACCTCAAGAAATTCAGGAAATAAAAAAAATTAGAAATTCTAATATTACTTTTTTATCTGAAAAATGGTTATATAGAGAAATACATCCTTTCATACATGCAGCCAATAGAAATGCAAAATGGAATTTTCAATGGGATTTTACAGAGCCATTACAGTTTACTAAATATGAGACTAATCAATATTATGGGTGGCATCAAGACCAACATCCAGAGCCCTTTTTAGGAAGAAATAATTTTTTTGATAACAAAATTAGAAAATTATCTTCAACTTTGTTATTAACCGATGAAAAAGAATATAAAGGAGGTGATCTTGAGTTTGCTTTTTTTGGTCACCCTAACTTGAAAAAAACTCAAAAAAGTGTATGTAAGACAAGAAAGAAAGGAAGTATAATTATATTTCCTTCATTTGTATGGCACAGAGTTAAACCAGTTACGAAAGGAGTTAGGCATAGTTTAGTGAGTTGGTCATTAGGTTATCCTTATAAATAATATGAAAGCAAATTTACCACAAGAATTAAACATCAGTAATTATTTTAATTCACCAGTTTGGCACACAACAGACACTTCTATGGTTAAGTATTTAAATAAAAAAACTGACTCCTATATTAAAAAAGCATATAGTATAAAGAAAAAAGAAATAGCTGAAAGAAAAAAACTTTGTAAAAGTGATATGGGAATGGTTTATCATTCTAGCTCAATGATTAATGACCCTGATTTTATAGAATTACAAAATTATATAATAGCTACATCTCATAATTTACTAGAAGAAATGGGTTATGATTTAAAAGACTATCAAGTTTTTATAACAGAAATGTGGGTACAAGAATTTTCTAAAAAGGGTGGAGGCCACCATAATATACATACTCATTGGAACGGTCATATGTCAGGTTTTTATTTTTTAAAAGCAAGTGACAAAACATCTAGACCTGTCTTTCATGATCCACGCCCTGGAAAAGTCATGAAAGAATTACCTTTAAAAGATATTAATAATTTAAGTTATGCAACTGATCAAATCTCATACAAAACACAACCAGGTACTATGATATTTTTTCCATCTTATTTACCACATGAATATTTAGTAGATTTAGGTGTTGAACCATTTAGATTTATACATTGGAATTGTGAAGCTTTTCCAAAAGCAGCGGTAGGTTTTAATGAAAAAATTTAAATATAAAGTTTTAAAATCTGTTCTTAGCCCTGAAATACTAGATTATACTTATAGTTATTTTACTCTAAAAGAAAGAGCTACAAAATTTTTATTTGAAAATAAAATTATATCACCTTTTTTTAAATTATTTGGATACTATGGTGACCAACAAATACCTAATACATACAATTCGTATGGTGATCCTTTAGCTGAAACTATTTTAACTAAATTAAAAAGTAAAATAGAAAAAGTATATGGAAAATCTTTGATTGAAACATACGCTTATACTAGATTATATAAGAATGGAGATGAATTAAAAAGACATATAGATAGAAAATCATGTGAATTATCCGCTACCTTAAATATAGGAGGGGATCCATGGCCTATTCATATAGATTTAACAGGAGGAAGAAACAAAGTCGGAACTAAAATTGACTTAAAACCCGGAGATCTTTTAGTATATAAAGGCTGCGAACATGAACACTGGAGAGAAGTTTTTAAAGGAAAAAAATGTTTACAAATCTTTTTGCATTATAATCCTAAACGTGGTAAAAATTCACAAAAATATGATGGTAGACCATTTTTAGGTATACCTGACTTTGATCTTTAGAATTGACATTAATTCTTAAAAAGAATATTATATAGTAATTAAGAGGTAACATATGGCAAGAGTACGTTTTGTAAAATTAACAGAAGAAAACCATCCATTTAACGATGGAGAAAAAGTTAAAGTTTGTGGAAAAAATGTTGTAGTAGGTGGGGATATACCAACTGCTGCAGGTAGATTAGACGAAAACCCAACCCATGTTGACGGTGAAAAATGGTGTCAAGATTTCTTTAAAGGTGGGGAATGGAAAGCATATAGTAGAGAAAAAGAATTTAGAAAAAATGCTGTGGATACAGGTATGTGGTATTTACCAGAACATGATATGTTTGTTGAGGCACAACCATATAATTCATGGACCTTAAATACAGAAACAGGTGAGTGGGAATGTCCAGTCACAGAACCTACTTGGGAACAAAGAGAATTTACAGACGATCAAAACGAAACTCTTTACTATGCAACTTTTTGGGATGAACCAAATCAAAGATGGTTAGCTTCGTCTATTTCGCAAAATATAGCGGATGCTAATTTTTATTGGGATCCTAACACGACCTCTTGGATCGCTTTATAAATCATCTTTCTGAAGTTACAGAAGCAACTAAAACTCAAAAAACAAAAGAGCTTTGGGATGTCCAAGGTGTAATAACTAAAAAATCTAATCAAATATTTAAGTTTGATACAAGGCCCTTAAAAAAGATTAAGGGTCAAGTTGGAAAAGAAGGATCATTTAAATCTAAAGCTGATAAAATAGTCTTTGAAAGCATAGATTCTTGGATAATTGTAGATGTGGACGAGTTACATGAGTTTTTAAAAGAAAAACAACAGAAAATAATTAGCCTAGATGATTTGATATCAGAATTAAGCTGGAATATAATACTACCAAAAAAATAAAAACTCTATATAATACAAGGCTTATGTTACAGAAGCTTAATTTTAAACCCGGATTTAACAAACAAGCAACAGACTCAGGGGCTGAAGGTCAATGGGTAGATGGAGATTTTGTAAGATTTAGATATGGACTACCAGAAAAAATAGGTGGTTGGGAACAGCTAACTGTAGCTCAAGAAACATTACCTGGAGCGGCTAGAGCTCAACATGCTTTCACCAGTTTTAAAGGAGAAAGATATGTAGCCATTGGTACGTCTCAAGCTTTGTTTTTATACTACGATGAAGCTTTTTATGACATTACCCCATTAGCAGCACAGATATCTGGAACAGCTACTTTTGATACGGCACAAGGTTCGGCTAATGTGACAGTTAACTTAAGCACTCATGGCTTAGAAGCAGGGCGATATATAACTTTTAATAGTATGTCTGTTATACCAAACGGATTTACATCTGCTACTACTTTTACAGAGGGAGCTTTTGAAATTAGAAATGTAACTACCAATACCTTTGATATTACTACACCTACAGTTGCAGTTAACCCAGGAGGAACGGCAACGGGACAAGCTACTATCAAACCTTATGAAATAGTTGGTCCTACATTTCAAACCAAAGGTTATGGTTGGGGAACTTACCAATGGAACACTGGAACATGGGGAACAGCTAGAACAGTAAGTAACGTAATTCTAGATCCAGGCATCTGGAGCCTTGATAACTTTGGAGAGGTATTAGTCGCTACAATATTTAATGGTAAAACTTTCACGTGGGACGCTGGAGCTACTAATCCTAGAACTATTCGAGCATCCACAACTACAACAAATTTTAACACGACCAACAATCCTACAGCTAGCAGATTAACTCTAGTATCTGATAGGGACAGACACTTATTTCATTTTGGAACTGAAACAACTATTGGTGATCCCACTACACAAGATCCAATGTTTGTAAGATTCTCTAATCAAGAGGATCTAAATACTTATGCTCCAACAGCAACTAACACAGCCGGAACTTTCAGATTAGATACAGGTAATAAAATTGTAGCCGCTATTCAAGGTAAAGACTATGTCTTTGTATTAACTGATCAAGCAGCCTATGTAGTTCAATTCGTAGGTCCACCATTTACTTTTTCTGTAAGACAGGTAGGTACAAACTGTGGCTGTATAGGTTCTAAAGCTGTATCTTATGCAAACGGAGCTGTGTGGTGGATGTCAGCTGAGGGAGGATTCTTTGTATTTGACGGTACAGTAAAATCACTGCCGTGTCTAGTAGAAGACTTTGTATTTAGTACAGACGGAACTAATTTAGGTATTAACTATGGAGCTTCTGATATTGTTTATTCAGCGCCGAATACTTTATACACAGAGATAAATTGGTTTTATCCTAAAGATGGATCGGAACAGATTGATAGATGTGTAACTTACAATTATTCAGAGAATGTATTTACAACATCTTCTTTAGATAGATCAAGCTATCAAGATCAGGGTGTATATCCTGAACCTTATGCAACAGATTATAATTCTACAGACACACCTGTTTTGGCTGCTATTAGCGGCTTAACTAATAAATATGGTGCATCTGTTTACTATTGTCACGAGAAAGGTGATGATCAAGTCAACAGTTCAGGCACAACATCTATTGATGCGTTTATTAAATCTGGAGACTGGGATATTACATCTAGACGAAGTGCTTTAGGACAACAAACAGGGGTAGTTGATTATAGGGGAGATGGAGAGTTCTTTATGTCTGTTAAAAGATTTATACCTGACTTTAAATATTTACGTGGTAATTCTACGGTTACATTATTCTTAAATGATTACCCTGACAATTCTCCAGTAGGATCGCCATTAGGGCCCTTTACAATTACTAAAACTACAGATAAGATAGATACTCGAGCCAGAGGAAGATTGGTATCAATTCAGATAGCTAACACCTCTACAGGTGAGTCTTGGAGATATGGAACTTTTAGACTCGACGCACAACCGGATGGAAGAAGATAATGTCATTATATAAAATGAATATTTCAGATAAAACTATGGGAGCTATGCAAAATAGTGATCCAGAAGTTCAAAAAATGATGTTAGAGTCTCAACAAAATAATAATCAAACAATATCAGAACCCGTTAATAAGCCAGGTTTTTTTGAACGACTGTTAAATTATGCATTCGGTGCTGGTGCATCAGAGCCAAATATTTTAGATCGTAAAAGTGTTATCACAGGTGACTTTCCTCAAAATCAATTTCCATTTAGATCTATGGCTGAGATGGCAGCTGAAAACGATTTAGCTCTTAATAACATGTATACAACACCTAATATACCTTTT